ACATCCTACATAAACAAGGAAAATACTACATCGTTCACTTTAAAGAGCTCTTTGCCTTAGATGGAAAGCAGGCTGATTTATCAGATAACGATTTAGAACGTAGAAATACAATTGCCAAGCTCCTATCTGATTGGGGTTTGGTAAAGATTATAGATAGCACAAAGTTTACCGAGCTTGCTCCTTTATCGCAGATTAAAGTAATTGCACATAAAGATAAGCACGAATGGGATCTACAAACCAAGTATAATATTGGTAAAAAAAGAGTAGATTCTGACGAGTAAAAGCATATATAATATATCCCCGGGATGGGAACGTAATAGGCTCTTCTACCTTAGGAGCGTCTAAAGCCGGTACAACGATAAGGTACCCCAGTAGTCGGTAAGCTGGAACAACGATACGCCTTCGGGGTATCAAATTTTAAACTACTCGCTTAATAGGAGAAACTATATGTTTTATTCAAACATGGCTATTGATTCCATTCAAAACGCCAAAATTAACTTCCTCAAACAAACAGTTAAGGAAGAATCCCTTCAAAAACCTTTGGTTGATTTCGTCGAGGCACAACGTGTCTTTACAAAACAAATTTTTAAGTCTGCAAATGATGTAATGAACATTGCTTCAGAAACATTTGCAAATGCAATTACAGGTACTGCAAAAAAGGGAGCTTAATATGACATTACTAACAACATTTGGTCCTGGTTTTAAAGACATGGATAAATTTTTTGTTGGCTTTGATGATCAGTTTAATCGTCTTGCTAAAATGCATGACGATATGACTAAAAACATTCCTAACTATCCCCCTTACAACATTAAGAAGACAGGCGATAATACTTACGTTGTTGAAGTAGCTGTTGCCGGTTTTGCTAAACAAGACATTGAGATCGAACTCAATGACGGTAAGATGTTAATTAAGGGTAACGTTCAGTCAAACGAAGCTGAAGATAATTTCCTGTTCAAGGGAATTGCCAATCGCGCTTTTACCCGTACTTTTGCGCTCGATGATCAAATCGAAGTACAAAACGCCGAAATGTTCAATGGTATGCTTAAAGTATTTTTAGAGCGTATTATTCCTGAACATAGAAAGCCAAAGAAGATCGAAGTTAAAGATACTTCAGAAGCTAAACCTAAAAAAACTAAACCCCAACTACTTACAGAAGATCCACAAGATCGAGATCTGTAAGACTAGGCCCCTTCGGGGGCTTTTTAAATTGTTCACAAGACAAGGAAAAGCTATGTATAAAGAATTAGAAGCATTAAGGGGTGTCGATACCCCTAAACTATCAGATTTCTGGTCATGGGTGGGGAGAGCATTCACCCCTTCATACCAAAATGAAATAGAAGATTATCTTGGTGATTCTGTAGATCATAAGGATCTGGAGACAAGAACGAGAACATTAATGAGACGAGGTATGCTATAATGTTAAAAAAATTACTAAATATTATTATCGAAACTAGAATGGCATTAGCCAAGAGACACTTAAATCGTTTCAGAGGATCATGATCATACTATCACTAATACCTGTCAGAAGAAAAAACTGGGTTATTAAAGCCAGTGTTTTTGATGACCAGATATTAGTGTTTTTTCATAACCCGTTAACACTTGCATACTTCTTTAAAATCTTTTATAATGAAGAATGTGCTTATAAATTTATTGAGGAAATCGTTGTAACATGATTAAAGTTGTAAAATTGATTACAGGTGAAGAGTTAATTGCAGATGTAACGGGTAGTGAAATACTTACCTTAAGTAAACCATGTGCAATACAAATGGTCCCATCACGTCAAAACCCTGAACAACCTATGATGGGTATGTTCCCCTATGCGGCTTTTACTGAAGATCATTCTATTGAGGTAGATAGGTCTAGAATTGTCTGGAGCGCAAAACCTGTCAAAGAACTCTACAATCAATATAATTCAGCTTTCGGTTCAGGTATTCAACTGGCCGGTCTATAATGTTTCACGTCATAATGCAAAATATTATGAAAAACGAAAAGAAAACTCAACCCGTAACTCTCGTTAATCCGATTAACTCGGAGGAATGGATTTGTGAGGACTACACTGACATTCGTATCATTGACGGGGTAGAGTATGTCAAGGTACGTAAGCCTCACATGAGACATTCAGTATCTATGCGTAAAGAGGCGTTACGTAAGAAGTAACAGTTGATAGTAACGGGGTACAGCTATATAATAGATACATCAACTAAGGAAAAGTCATGAAAAAGTTTCTCGTAGTATTGTTACTTCTAGTCTCAGCTAGTGCCTTTGCGCAATATCGTCATTATGGCCATCACGGTCATTACGGTCATCGACCTAGTAGTGGTAACTGGGTTGCACCTCTTATCGGTGGGGTAATTGTTGGGGCTATTTTAACTGATGCTGCTCGCGCTAACCAACCAGCGCCGCAACCACCTATTATTATTCAACAACCAATACCACAAACCAGTTCGTATAGTTGTCTAGTACAAGTATACGATCCCATTACACGTATAATTAAAAACGAGGTCATGATCTGCGTTAATCAATGAAGATTTTAATTACCGGGTATAAGGGCTTTATCGGACAAAATGCTGTTAATGCTTTAAAAGATACTCATGACTTAGTTATGTTTGAGTGGGGTGATAGGTATCCTGATCTTACAGGTATCGACTGTGTAATGCATTTCGGTGCAATATCTGCTACTACAGAACGTAATGTAGAAAAGATTATGCGACAGAATTACGACTTTAGTGTTCTGTTACATCAGTACTGTGCAAGAGAAAATATTAACTTTCAATACTCTAGTTCCGCTTCTGTCTACGGGTTAAATAAATCGTTTGCAGAAACTGATCCAGTCGATCCACGTACCCCGTATGCTTGGAGTAAGTATATGTTCGACAAGTACGTTACCGATCACCCCACAAACAATATAGTTCAAGGGTTCAGGTACTTTAATGTTTACGGTCCTTACGAGGCACATAAAGGTAACCAGGCAAGCCCCTATCACCAGTTTAAAAAACAAGCTATTGAAACCGGAGTAATTAAATTATTCAAAGGTAGTGAAAATTACTTTAGAGACTTTGTTCCTGTAGAGACGGTTATTAACACTCATATTAAGTTTCTGGATATTAAAGAATCGGGTGTGTGGAATGTTGGAACTGGTACAGTAAAGTCCTTTCAAGAAGTTGCAGAAGAGATTGCCTCCCTATATAATGTTCGTATAGAGTATATTGATATGCCAGATAATTTAAAATCTAGTTATCAAGAGTATACTAAAGCTGATCTAACAAAATTAAACCGAACTCTGGGCTTATAGCTTAATGGTAAAGCAGTCGACTCATAATCGATTGAGTCTAGGTTCAATTCCTAGTGGGCCCACCATATTATGAAAACTTATATTGCTGAAATTTTAGACGCCGAAGATGGGTCTGGAGACGGTATTCTTCAACTACCAGAAGACTTCTGTAAAGATGATGACTGGCGAGAAGGTGACCGTATCCATATGGAAGTAGTTGGGGAAACTGTTAAGTTAACAAATTTAGATAGGAATAGACGTGAAGGTATATTTGAGCAAATACCGCTACCATTGGATTAGTCCATATACGGTACTGGAAAAAGTCTTCTTCTGGCGTGAAATTGATTACGACGAACCTATCATTGATAAATGGTCGGACCGCTTATCACCTATCTGTCAAGGTATTCAAAAAGTTCTTGACTTTATTCATCCTAAGATTAATTACGTCAAAATTGATCGATGGGATACGTGGAGTATGGATTATACTCTTTCTCACATTATTGTTCCAATGCTTAAACAGCTTAAAGAGACGAAGCACGGATCCCCTTTTGTAGATGATGAAGATGTACCAGAAGAACTAAAAAGTACATCTGCCCCTCCAAAAGAAAATGATTACGATACTGATGAAAATCATTTTAAGCGTTGGGATTGGGCTCTTAATGAAATGATCTGGGCGTTTGAACAAAACCTAGATGATAAGAGTGAGGAAAAGTTCTTTGATCATGCCGAATGGGACGAGAAAGAAAAAGACTTTAATAAAAATCTTCATAAGATTAAAATCGATCAAGTAGGGCTTAAAGCTCATCAAGATCGTAAAGCAAATGGTTTCCGTTTATTCGGTAAATACTATCAGGGGTTGTGGGATTGAGTATTTTAGTTATTACACCCACTATAGGGTCACCAGAATTAGCTGATGCTGTACACTCAGTATTAAATCAGACAAATAAAGAGGTAGAACACCTTCTAGTAGTAGACGGTGTTCAGTTTTCATCTAGAGTAGACGAGGTATTAAACGATGCAAGAATCATTACAGGTGGAAAAGTTAAACGATTGGACTTACCGTTTAACACCGGTGGGGGCGGCTTTTACGGGCACCGAATCATGGCTGGGATTGGCCATCTTATCAATCACGATTATGTTCTCTTCTTAGATCAGGATAATTGGTTTGAGCCCGATCATGTAGACTCATTATTAAATACGATTGAGACTAAAAAACTAGATTGGGCTTATTCCCTTAGACAGATTTTTGATAAAGATAAGAATTACTCCACTGTGGATAATTGTGAATCATTAGGTAGGTGGCCTGCATGGGTAAATAAAGATGCTTATCTAATAGATACCAGTTCATATTGTTTTAAGACGTCTTTCTATCGTCAAGTATGCCACATCTGGGATTTCGGATGGGGTGGGGATAGACGATTCTATACTATTTTAAAAGATCACATTAAGCATGACAATTATGCATGCTCTGGTAGGCACACACTTAACTATCGCCTAGGGGGTAACGAAGGATCGGTTACTAAAGAATTCTTTGACCAAGGCAATAAAGTAATGCTTGATAAGTATAAAAAAATAGAAAACTTTCCATGGTTAAATCAGTCTTCGTAAACGGTACATTTGATATCTTACATCTGGGTCACCTAGCTCTGCTTAACTATGCTAAAAGCCTTGGAGATAAATTATTCGTAGCTATTGATAGTGATGAAAGAATAAAGCAGTTAAAAGGTCCATCAAGACCTATTTACGATTCATTTCAGCGTAAGACCATGTTACTTAATCTCAAGGCAGTAGACGAGGTAGAAGTATTCAGTAGTGATGAAGAACTTGAGATGTGGATTAAACAGATTAATCCCTCTATAATGGTAGTAGGTAGTGACTGGCGTAATAAGACAGTTATAGGCAGCCAATACGCTAAACGATTAGAATTTTTTGAACGCATTGATGATTACTCCTCCACAAAAACCATATCAAATATTATTAATAGGTGATAGCTGTATCGATGAGTACCAGTATGGTACAGTAGATCGTATTAGCCCAGAGGCTCCCGTTCCTATTTTTAAATATATTCGCTCGGAAGAAAAACCAGGCATGGTTTATAATGTAAAGAATAATTTGGAAAATCTAGGTTGTCATGTTACATTGCTTACCCGGGATCCATCTAGAAAAATTAGATTAATTGATAGCAGAACCGGTCACCATATTACACGTATAGACCGTGACGTGCTTTCCGTACCTATAGACATATTACCAAACTCACTTGAATATGATGCTATTGTTATTTCAGACTATGATAAGGGAGTTGTTACATACGGGTTAGTTGAAGAGCTAATTAAAACTTCTACATGTCCCATCTATATCGATACAAAGAAAAAAGATCTTAAAAGATTTGAAGGTGCAATCGTAAAGATTAATAGCTTAGAAAATAGTTTAGCTATCTCTTATCCTACAGAATTAATTGTAACGCAAGGTAAAGATGGCGCGCGGTATAAAGATACAACATACCCTGCCCCGTTTATTGAAGTGACAGACGTGTGTGGCGCAGGTGATACGTTCCTTGCATCGCTAGTTTACTTTCACCTGGCAACCTGTAATATGAATTTAGCTATTCCACTGGCAAATAAAGCAAGCGCGGTAACAGTGCAAAAGATAGGCACATATGCACCTACAATGAAAGAGTTTTTATGAGATTAGAAGGCTTTGTTGAGAAGGGCTGGGGGCATGAACTAATCTGGGCCACCAACGATAAATATTGTGGTAAGCTTTTGCATTTTAAAAAAGCATCTAAATTTTCTATGCATTTTCATGCACAGAAAGACGAAACGTGGTATGTGCTGTCGGGTAGGTTTGAGGTTCGTTGGATTGATACTACCGATGCTTCTGAGAAATTTGTTCAATTGTATCAAGGGGACACATGGCATAATAAGCCATTACTACCCCATCAGTTGATATGTATTGAAGAAGGTACTATAATCGAAGTATCAACACCTGACTCTGTTGAAGATAATTACAGAGTACAACCAGGAGATAGTCAAAAAAATGGCACAATTCATTCCAGATAGTTTACTAAGTACAAAAAATCAGTGGAAATTTACCCCAGAGGTTTTTCCTGGAACCAATATACCAATAACGCGGGGTAGCTCAGTAGTAGAGCGCTGGACTCATAATCCAGAGGTCGGAGGCGCGCAACCTTCCCCCGCATCCCAATTTTTCATACCACCGAATATTATACTGGGGTATAACTAATGTTCTTTTACCTTTATCAAATTACAAACTTGGTAAATAATAAAATTTATATCGGGGTACATTCTACTAAAGATATAGATGATGGTTATATGGGGTCTGGTGTAAATATTCAGTCAGCTATAAAAAAATACGGTGTTGATAACTTTAAAAAAGATATTCTTCATACTTTTGATAATGCTGACGATATGTATGCTAAAGAAAAAGAATTAGTAACAGAGGTATTTCTTTTACGCGAAGATACGTATAACTTGCGTGTAGGTGGTACAGGTGGTTTTGATTATATTAATAAAAATAATCTTAACGGCTTTTATAATACTGAGGTAGCTCGCAAAGGAAGACAATCTACGAATGCATTACTTGAAGTGAGATATGGAGAGCAATGGAAGAAGATTATATCTAAAAACGGTAATAAAGCATTACAAAAAAAGCGAGAAGACGATCCTAATTTTAATCAAATAATGATTGAGCATGGTAGACGTAATATTAAGATTGCATCTCAATATGCTAATACTCCCCTTGCGATTCAAAATAAAAAAAATACGTTTAGTAAGATAGGTCACCAGCAAGGGGCTAAAAATTCTCAATACGGTAAAATGTGGATAACCAACGGTGATAATAATAAATCAATACCTGGTCATGAAACTATTCCTGAAGGTTGGCGTAAAGGCAGGGTACTATCATGATGAGAGCGCTTATACTCTCTGTATTACTATTTGCTAGTAATGCATTTGCTGTTAACATTACCGCCCAGAGCTGGCTTGAGACCGACGATCAGGGTAACTTAATTGAGGGGTATAATATTACCGAGGTTCGCTCTATTGCAAGCATTACTAAGTTAATGACTGTAATGGCTGTTATTGATAATAATCAAAACATGCAACAGAAACTTGGTAAGTATACGAGAGAACAACACATTCAATTGGCTTTAGTAAAATCGGATAATAACTCGGCTAAAGTATTATGTGATAATTTTCCCGGTGGTCGTTTTAAATGTATTCGCTACATGAACGAAAAAGCAATTTACCTGGGGATGTTAAGGACTAAGTTTGTAGAGCCAACCGGGTTAAGTCCAATGAATATCAGTACTGCGTTAGACTTACTTAAATTAGTATTTGAGTCAAGTCATTATTCAGAAATAACTCAAGCCAGTCGTACAGCTGTACTAACAATTAAAACTGGTAAGCAATCTCAATCATTCAATAACACCAACCCTATCGTTGGTAAGCGTCATAGTTTTATTGTTAGTAAGACTGGAACTACAAATGCAGCCGGGGGCTGCATTGTAATGATGATAGATACGGATGTTGGACGCCGTATCGTTATTGTACTTGGAAGTAAAAACGGCAAGGTACGAATACCTGAAGCCGAGTTTATTGTATCACAGAGTTAACGGTAACCAGAGCCATATTCCTTGGCTCATTAGTAACGCAGACAAAGCACCAACTACTATACTTGCCAAATACAGGGCAGGTGCAACAGCTAAAATACTAGCCGATAGTAGAACGATTGAAATCTGAAAACCGGATCCAGCGAACGTCATCCAGGGACCAGATTTACGTACTTGATCACGTTCAGCTTCTAATGCTCTGGCTTTAGCAAATAATTCCTTCTTACCTTCCCCAGTAGCTGGTTCAGATTCGTAACGATTAATTTTAGCAGTTAATTTATCTGCTTTTTCAAATTGTTTTCTTTCTACCGCGTCATCTCTAGCCATTTCAGCCAGGGTCTGTTTGATAGACTTAGCCTGATAGAAAGCCCAGGTATCGTTTGCTTTAATAGTATTGTTTAATACCTTAGAACTATTGCCAGAAGCAATATAGGTATTAATGGC